TCATTCTGGGAAACCTACCGCGACGCGCAGGCCAGCGACGACTGGTACGTCGCGACGATAAAGGCCAGCGAGTCAGGCCTGCTGCCCGCTGCAGAGCTCGAGGCCCTGCGCGCCGAGCTGACCGACGACGCGTGGCGGCAAGAAATGGAGTGCGACTTCGACGCCGCGCTGCCGGGCGCCATATTCGGCAAGGAGCTCTACGAGCTCGAGCAGTCGGGCCGCATGAAGCGCAACCTGTACGACCCGGCGCTGCCGGTACATGCAGTGTTCGACCTTGGGTACTCAGACGACACCGCCATTTGGTGGTTTCAGGTGCGCGACGAGCTGCGCCTTGTCGACTGCTACAGCAGCAACGGCATGTCGATTGCGCATTACAACGACGTGCTGCAGGCCAAGCGGTGGAAATACGGCGAGTGGCTGTGGCTGCCGCACGACGCCAGGGCGAAGTCGCTGCAAACAGGCCGGAGCATTGAAGAGCAGTTTCGAGCCTTGGGCTGGAAGCCTCGCATTGTTCCCGAATTGGGACTCGTCGACGGCATTCAGGCCGCGCGCCTAACGCTGGCCGACGCCTACTTCGATGAGCGCTGCCGTGAAGGCTTGGACGCCTTGAAGCAGTACCAGCGCGAGTTCGACGAAGACAAAAAGTGCTTTCGCGACCGACCGCGCCACGACTGGACGAGCCACTACGCGGACGCGTTTCGCTACGCGTGCTTGGTGTGGCGCGAAGAAATGAAACCGCGCGCACCAGCTGCGCCACGGTTCCAGCAAGATTTGACGATCAACGAAATGATTCGGCGCCAAACCCGCCGACGACTTGAGGACGCCTAAATGCCGGCCGGAACAGATCCGCAGGACATATATTCGAACGGCCGCTGGTTCAGCCGCAGCGGGCAGCCGATTCTGCCGACTATTCTGGCGGCTACCGGTTTAGCGGTCATTCTGCCGAGCGACGGCACGATTGCGACCAACGGCACGCTGACGCTGACGACTGCGCTGCCGACGACTTACGCGCAGGCGTGGTGCTTTTTCCCTGCGGGCGCCGTGTCGGGAGACGCCACGGGCGGCCTTTACTACTGCGTTTTTTCAAGCACCACGCAGGCGACCGTTTACGCCGGAAAGCAGGGCGGAGCTACTGGCGCAACGTCAGCGTTTATTCCATTCGTCCCCACCAGTCTTGTTGCCGTTACGGGAAGCAACGCGGCTTATGTTCAGACGCTGGCGACCGAGATTGCGCTGGCAAACCTCACAATCCCGGCTGGCGCATTGGGGCCCAATGGCGCGTTGCGCGTGGAGCATTCCGCGTCGTTTGCTTCGTCAGCTGGGACGAAGGCGCTCAGAACACGTTTGGGCGGCAGTTCTGCTGCGGGCGTTAGCGGTGCGTTCTCGGATCTGAGCGGCAATTTCGGTTGCTATATCGCCAACCGAAACAACCAAGCGTTACAGGTCTGCATTAACAGCGGTGGCGTGTATCAACCATATGGGCGAGGCGCAGTCAATGCCACTTACATGACTGTAAACACGGCAAACCAAACCGCGCTTACGTTAATGCACCAAATCGGATTAGCAACCGATTACTCCATTCTGGAGTCAGCGCTTGTAAACCTGTACCCCGCCTAATGGACGCCGCCAGCCTCGAAAAAGTCACCGACCTCGGCACGTCGCCGCAGGCGGTGGCGCGCCGCTGGAAGCTCGAGCTGAAGCTGGCTTCCAAGCGCGAGGAGGCTTGGCGCAAAAAGGCGCGCGACATTTGCAAGCTGTACACGCCGGACAACCCGATGGCGTCGAGCTTCAACATTCTGTGGACGAACACCGAAACCCTGCGCCAGGCCTGCTACAACAGCCTGCCGCAGCCGAAGGTTCGCCGTCGATACAACGACGAAGACCCGTTGGGCAAGGCGGTCAGCGACGTGCTGACGCGCGCGCTGGAGTTCTGCCAAGACGCCTACGACTTCGACTCTGTGTTGAAGGGCGACGTGCTGGCCATGTTGCTGCCCGGCCGCGCGGTGTCTCGCGTGCGCTACGTTCCCAGCCTCCGGCAGGTGGGCGTGACCGAAGACACGCACCTCGAGGAGAACGAAGAGCCGACGCATGAGGCCCAAGAGGGCGCTTACGAGGAGATCGACTGGGAGCAGGTCGTCGTCGAGCGCGTGCAGTGGGACGACTTTCGCCTGAGCGCCGCCCGCTGCTGGGACGACGTGTGCTGGGTGGCGTTTCGGCACCACCTGAACCGCGAAGATCTGATCGAAAAGTTCGGCAACGAGATCGGCAACGCGGTCCCGCTGGACTCCGTGGCCGACGAAGACGTGAAGGCGCAAGCCGACATGGAAATGCTGTTCAAAACCGCCGAGGTCTGGGAGATCTGGGACAAGGACGAACAGCAGGTCGTGTGGATTGCCACCGGCTACCCGAAGCCTGTGAAGACGCAGGCAGATCCGCTGAAGCTGCAGGGCTTCTTCCCGTGCCCGCGCCCGCTGTACGCCATCGAGCAGCACGACACGTTGGTGCCCGCGGCCCTGTTCAGCCAGTACGAGCAGCAGGCGAAAGAGCTCAACAAGATTTCGCGCCGGATTAACGGCATTGTCGAGGCCCTCCGTGTTCGAGGCATTTACGACGCCACGCTGACCGAGCTCGGCGAGCTCATGAAGGCCGGCGACAACGAGCTGGTGCCGGCGGCCAACGTCACTGCGCTGCTCGAGCGTGGCGGGCTGGAAAAGGCGATCTGGATGCTGCCCATGGAAACGGCAGCGTTTGTGTTGAAGGAACTCTACGCGCAGCGCGAGGCGACGAAGCAGGTGATTTACGAGATCACCGGGATCGCCGACATCATGCGGTCCGCGAGCGATCCGGCCGAGACGTTCGGCGCGCAGAAGATCAAGACGCAATGGGGCACGCAGCGCCTGCAGCGCCTGCAGCGCGAAGTCCAGCGCTACATTCGCGACATTGTGCGGATCAAGGCTGAGATCATCA